AGCGATTCCAAAAGGTGACTGGCGACGGATGAACAGGCGTGATGCCTGAATCTTGCAAGCCATTTGAATCTCTTGTGGCACTGATGACCAACCCCAGACAGCCCTGACGCGAACTGATTGTGGCAAGTTGTACGGGAAGATGTAGGCGCCAATGGCGAGCAGGCGTGTCAAAGGCCAGCCACGGCGGGGATTGTTGACTGGTTCAACCATATAGTCAGATGTGGCCCACACGGTTGTGTATAACTGGTCAAAGTTATCGTCAGTGGCAATCTCACTGATGCTAATGAAGTCATCAGTATTTGTTGTCCACCAATCCTGCGCTGTGTAGTAGCGTGTTACAGGTGCGGCATTCGTTCCATCTTTGTAAAAAAATCGGCCAGTGTAATCATCAAGCATTCTGCTGGCAGCCATAATTGCTGCTTCAAGTGCAGTGTCATCTTGAATGTCATCAATGTTCAGAGATGCCTTCAGGTCTGACAGTGTGCAATATGCGTTGGTTAGTGCCACGCTTTTTCCTCTTCTCTGGCTTGGGTGCAACTGCCCGTTCTAGATTGGGTGTTGCGGTTGCGGTTTGTTTCCGCCAAAACTTTATTCTCTCCACGATAGGTGGTGTTCTTCTGATAACCAATATGACTTTTGATGCGGCAAGACTGCTCCAGTGTTGACATATATTGGAAAGCCCAATTGTCTTATACGGCGCGAAAACAGCAAATCTTCGCTAATCCATTTGCCATCAATCGGACCATCCCAGAACCAGCACCAATCTTCGCCTTGGTTTGGGTCAGCATTTTCGCGCATTGCTTCAAGAACGCTTCTATGAATAAGAACGCATCCAGTTCCGCACGCATCAATTTGAAACACTGAATTCCGGTCATACTTGAACAAAGGCAAGAAGCCTTCTGGTACATCTTGAAAAATTGCTGGCACGGGCTTTGGATACAAATGTTTGTTGGCATCAAATGCGGCAAACACAAGTCCAGATACAACTGGACGCTCTTTATCGTGCGCAGTCTGAATAAGTAAATCAAATGCTTCTGTTGTGAGTTGTTCATCAACATCAATCATCAGAAGCCAATCAGAATCTGTGTTCTCTAAGAATGCTTTCACAACGCGATTGCGCATCTTGGAAAGCAGACCTGAACCTTTGATTCTGACAAATGGCCCCAGTCTGTCGGCGCGATTTTGGCAAAGTTGAAACATTCGATATGCCCACGCCGCGTTGACGGTGCCTGGGTCACACGCACCGATTGAAACTTTGTGTCCTGTTTTCATTGAATCCCCCGATTCATAATGAAGTGCTGGAGCAGGCAGGTCGGGGGATTCCCACCTGCTCCAACACCACTATTTAGTTATTCCTTCAGACTAGAAGGATGGTGCTACGAGGCCAGTTCCGCTGATGATTGAAGCGGCCTTTGGATAGCGCTCTGCGGTGAATGCAGAGAATCCATACACAACCGTCTTGATGGTTAGGCTGCCAGGGGCAGTTGCATCAAAGCGAAGTGAGAATGGAGCGCCTGGTTGCTCCCATAGGTGCATTTCGCGAGCATCAACAAGATAGATTTCATCCTGGTTTGTCGCTGCACCGTAGGTTGTACCAACATTGGCGTCGCTGATGATTGGGAGACCAAGAAGTTGGTATCCGCTGTTTGCGTACTGTGCAACACCTGCGCCAGTTGAAACTGCGTTCTGTGGGCCACCTGCAGTTGGAACAACTACTGGGCGTCCTGCAGTGTCAGTTGCAGCGAGCAAGAATGCTAGGCGGCGTGGGTGCATAATCCAGTGAGTTGGTGTGGTGAACACATTGCTCTGGACTTGCTGTAGAGCATCTGCCAACTTTGGATATAGCAATGCAACTGTTGGTGTTGTTGCTGTGAAGGTGATTGCGTTTCCACCAGCATTGCGGATTCCCTTGAACTGACCATTGTTGCCAGTTCCGTTGAGAACCTGTGCATCGAGTGTTGTGTGCCAAGAACGAATCAAGTCAGCAACAACAAATGTGTCAATGCCTGTTCCTCTTTCAATCGCCTGTCGGGATAGGTCCTGTTGGCCCGCGATGGTTCTCACAGGAATGCTCAACAGGGTATCATCCGCGTCCGTTTCGGAAACTGCAGTGTTCTGTGTTTCCTGGATTGCTGTTGATGTACCTGTGGTCATGCGGCTAATTTCCAGCGACATACCAGCGGCAGGAAGCGCCATCTTGTTTGTTGCGAAATCAGCAGTTGGGCGGCCTGCGCGTGCAAGAGGTGCAGCGAGGTCAACGAGGTATTGTGGAACAACGAGTCCAGCGAAGTTTGATGTATCAACATCGCGACGCTCAACTGATTCTTCCTTCATGTGGCGAGCAAGACGCTCTTGCGCACCGAAGTCACCACGAACTTGTGCATTGAATGCATCACGAACGAATGAGTGACCTGCTTCTGGTGTGTATGTGCGTGATTCGCGCACGATTGAAGTTGTTGCCTTTGGTAGTGCATCTGCAACAACAGAGCGTGCTTCTGCTGCCTTTGCATCTGCAACTGCTTGTGCAGTCAACTTCTCAATCTTTGTATCGAGCGAGCGTGATTCTTCAACGAGGGCATCAACCTTTTCGGTTTCCTCTGCAGTAAGGTCGGTGCGGTTTTCTGCGGCTACTGCCTCAAGAACTGCATCCATTTCAGCCTTCACTGCATCACGGCGCTCAACAACTTTGTCAAGGTATGACATTGTTTGAGTTCTCCTTGTGAGTGTTTGTAAGGGTCCGAGGTGGTGGCGTGATGATTCACGGCGCTCAATTGAGGGTGTGAGTCTCGCTCCGACTTCGTATCTGCTCCTGTGAGCAGAAATCTATTTTGTGTTTTGGATAATTGCTTTGGCCAAACGAAGTGAAATCTTGCGGCTTTGCTCTTCACTTGGCGCTGATAGTGGGTCAATCGCACGAAGTTCTGAAGCCTTATGGCCAACAAGAACTTCTGTTGCTTCCCATCCATCACGGACTTCGCGATAAACGCGGATGAGGATTGCAGGGTCTCCTTCTTCGGCAGTGATGGAGAAATCAGAGTCAGGTATCCCAAGAACTCCTTCTCTCATTACATGCTCAATGCGACCACGGGCGGTTCCGCCTGATGCATCCCATTCTACAAAATCTCCAACGACATCAACAGCGCGAGAAGAATCATCTTCAATCTCTTCTTCTTCATCGTACTCTTCATCGTCATCTTCTTCTTCGCCTTCAATATCTAGCAATTCGGATAGGTAATCGCGAAGCGCCTTGATTGAATCCTCATCAAGTTTGCGGCCTTCCTTGATGGCATCTAGTGCGTCAGCAATCTTCTTGCGGGCTTCAACACTGGTGGTTGGGTAGGCAGGGTAAGTCACAACAGAGACATCACCATCAGCCAAAGAGACTTCAGTGAGTGTGCGTTCTGTCTTATCCTTGCTCCAGTTCTGGCGGATAACACGAAAAGCGAAACTCATCTGGTCAACATCGCCGCGTTGAACCAGCGTGTAAATGTCGCGGGCTTCTTGAGTATCGGCAAGTTCTGCATCAAAGCGCAATCCACGGTCATCTTCAGTGAGCGTCAATGTGCCATTCTTGGTACGAGCCAAAGGCAAGCCTTCGTGATTGATAAGAAGTCTGACATCAGGCATTTCATTCAATGTCTTGCGGAAAGCGCCAGGGGCGATTCTCTCTTTGAATGGAAGTGGCACGCTGGCATCGTTGAACACTGCGGCGTATCCTGACAAACGCATCACGCCATCTTCTGCTTGGCGTGCTTCTACATCCTGCACCACATAAGTGCGGCGTTCGATTTTCTTCATTTTGCTCCTTGAATCGGCTTCAGCATCTAAAGCATCAATCTGGCGTTGCGACCAGTTTTGCGCTCTATCACTGAAGTTGGAATCGCCGCCCCAGAGAAGCCAGGCAACCAAGCCTGCTCCTGGGTATTCTGCGTGCGAAGGGTCACTGTTCTTTGGTGCCTGTCCGTCAACTTTGTGGCGGGCAAACCAAGGTGCCATCTTGCGAACCTTGTTGTTTGAGATTCTTCCTGCGGCCATTTCGCGTGCGTCACGCTTTGTGCCATCGGTCAATCCATCGCCCCCAAAACCTTCTTCTAAATACTTCAATCCGCGAGCAGCATTGTTGCGGATAAATTCTGGAACTGATTCAACTGCTCTTACTTCGCCGCCTGGTTCCATATCTTCAGCAATTGAAATTGCAACCATCTGGTCAATCGCATCTTGCTTTGTACCGTGGCAAGCAATGGTTGTGTAAGAACCATTTGATTCTTCTTTTACTGTTGCCCATCCATCACAATCGCTTTGTGAATCAGATACATAGTAAGGCATTACTCAACTCCATACACTGATTCAGGTGCAGCAGGGTCAATCGTTGAAACTGCCTGCAACTGTGTGGATGGAACTCCAGTGTGCTTGATTGTTGGCATATCCAAGGCTTTGAGAACAGCCTGTGGGTCAAAGCCAACCTGCACAAGTTGTGCAATGATTTCAGCGCGAAGTTTCATACCAACTTCAGGCGCATCTGCCGCATCAATGTTCTGAAGCGGTACACGGTGTTGGTCACCTGCTTCGCCAAGCGGTGACAAATCTTCAACAGCGCGAACATCATTGAGTGAAAGGAATCCTTCGCGAAGTCCTTTTGTGTAGGCGTCATAGCGCTCAATTGTTGTGCCGCGAAGAAGCGCATCAAGATTGAACTTGATGAAGCCATCTGGCTCTGGCAATAATGGAGAGAGAGCCTGTTCGATGCGTTCCAACAATGGACGCAATGAATGCTGCACGAACGATAAGTTCTGTGCTTCAACAGATGCGAATGACATCGCACCAGCAACAGGATGACCCAGCAGCGAGACAGGCACGCGGAATAGGCGGGCTATTTCCTCAACCCCGAAGCGTCGTACTTCTAGCAACTGGGCATCGGCAGCGTTGAGTGTCAGCGGCTTGAAAGACGCTCCACCAGTTAGCACGCCGATTTTGCCCGCTCTATATGGGCCAGTGTGTGTGATATTCCAATCGCGAGCAAGGTCTGAAACCTGCTCTTCTGTCATATCACCTGGCGCTTCAATAACGCCACCAGGATTGGCAGCGTTGCCAAAATATGAAGCAGCATAAACTTCAGCAGCCATCGCAGAACCAAGAGTTACACGGGCTGCACCAATCGGTCCAAGACCAAGCAATTGTCCTGGAAGTCTAAAGAGCGGAATATGAACAACTTCATTTGCGCCTAATTCATAAGAGAAGTTTCCAAATGCATCGCGCACCATATAGCGAAGCGGTTGACCTGGAACTGGACGCTCAACACGCACATCGCGTGGATTGAGAACATAGAGTTCAAGAACTTCGCCCATATCATCCATTACTTTTAGGATGAAAGCATTTCCTTCCAAGTTCAACGAAGAGATGATTTGTTCGTAGAACTCCAAGCGTGTTGTCTCTGGGTTTGGATTATTGACCCAGTTTGGAACTTCGCCATATACAGCGGCATAAGAAATTCGATTGCGACCACGGCGAACATATGCGCCAAGCGGTAGTGATGAAATCGTGTCACCAAGTAAGCGAACGCAGGCATAAACTGTTGACATTCTAATTGCTGTTTCAGAGTTGACATCAACTCCTGCTGGTGATGCATATGCTGGTCTGCCAGGAATCAGCGGTTCAACGAACTGATTCTCTGCTCGCTTCTCGCCCGAAGCGCGAAGTCTCTTAGATAGACTCATTGCCTGCCTTTTCTGCTAAGTGATACCAACCGCCATCCCAAAGGGTTAGCAGTCTGAGGAAGTAATCTTCGTATTCTTTGGCGATAACATCTAATGCATATCTGCCAACAGAATGTTCTCTGATTTTCTTTCGGTCTAGTGTCTTGACCTTTTCGGCTGCATCCATAAATTCTTGCAGCGTTCTGCAACGGTAGCCTGTTAGACCGTTGATGTTGTTCTCTGTAAATGCTCCCCAATCGGTTGTGATTGTTGGTGTGCCACAGGCTTGGGCTTCAATCACCACATTTCCGAATGGTTCGATATACAGCGTTGGAGCAAAGGTTGCGATGGCATTGCTCATCAACTCTGCTCTTTGTTCTGGCCCTACTGAGCCAACAAACTCTCCATATCCTGATTGCTCACCAGGACCTGCCAGGATAAGTCTCTTGCCTAGGCGCTGGCAGACTTCCTGAGCAATTTTGTAACCTTTGCGTTCAATCAATCGCCCAATGAAAAGGTAGTAATCACCTTTGCCTTCACCAAGCGGGAACATCTCTGGCTCTAGGTATCCAGGAATCACAGTGTCAAAGAATTGACCATCAACTGCTGTTGGGTTTTTGTGTCCAGCGTAGATGCTATGCATCCAGGCATATGATTCAAAAACGCGGAACTTGCTAAAGACACCGCCATAACCAACGCCAAATTCAACGCTGATGTGATTGGGGTATTTATCAGCAATCTCTTTATGGGCATATCCGCCAATGAGACAGATAAAATCTTGCGGCTGGATGTGGCTTTGCATTAGCCTAATCACATTGGTGTTGAAGATTCGCCAGTGCAGAGCATTGGTGTCAAAACTTGCCGATGTGTAGTGGCCGTTGCCAACTGCCTGCGCCCGTCGCTCTTCTGATATACAGGTAATCAATTTAGTCACTGGCGCATCAACCTTCTCGCCAGCATACAAATAAACTTCGTGACCAAGACTGGTCATCATTATGCAAAAGCGCCTTACCTTTTCGGTGAAGGCGCATCCGCTAAATTCTTTTGTGACCTGCGTATGCGGCAGGCTTACTACGTGAAATCTCATACATCCCCCGATGTTTAGATTTATTGCATATTTTTGATTGCTATTTCGTGCGCTTCTTCCATTGTTATTCCACGCGGTCCATCAATTTCTTTTACTTCTTT